AGAGATCATTGATTTGAAGTTTTTGTATGTAGAATTAGATTCATACGTATATTACAATTCAAACTTTGTTGGTGATACTCAAAACCTAAGAACTGATGTCATAAATGCCATGAGTTTATTTGCAAGTGGCACTGAATTGAATAAATTTGGTGGTAGATTTAAGTATAGTAAAGTTTTATCACTAATCGACAGGGTGAGTGACTCTATAACATCAAACATAACCACTGTTAGAATAAGAAGAAATTTAGTAGCACAATTGAATGTGTTTAGTCAATATGAGATATGTTTTGACAACACATTCCATAGAAATGAGTCATCTTATAATATAAAGTCCACTGGATTCAACGTGTCTGGTGTATCTGGCACAGTGTACTTTTCTGATCAGCATGTATCTGGTGATACAGGTAATCTTTTCTTATTCCAACTTGACTCCGACACAAATGTCAAGATATTATCTTCAACATTTGGGTCTGTTGATTATAAGAAGGGTGAAGTCATAATTGACACAGTAAACATCACTGGCACAGTTTTATCGGATAATATTATTGAGATACAGGCGATACCACAGTCAAATGACATACTAGCGAGGAAAGAATTATACCTACAGTTTGATGTATCAAATAGTAATTTCTTCATGAGAGAAGATCCAATATCTACAGGTGCAAACACATCTGGTACAAGGTACAATCCACAATCTAGTTACAGTAATGGTGCAAAAGTTAGAGGTGCTATCATTACGAGCACTGCTAGTTCCTCAAATCTGGTTGGGTATGTGAATGGTAATCCATATTACGGACCTTTCCACTTCCACCCCACGACTGGTAAGAAGATGGTTGGTGCTATCCATGTTTCTACTCCTCATGATACGATATACGCTACTAAGGCAGAGAGTTTAGGAATTTCTGCAGACAGTGCTGCTATAGATAGTTCGTCAACAACAATGACATCGACACCACCATCTTCGTCATCTTCATCATCATCCTCAAGCAGTAGTAGTGGATACGGATACTAATGATACAGACATCATTAACAAAAGTCAAAATACATGAAATTATTGAAAGTCAAATACCAGAGGTAATTGACGAGGAGAATCCTCTTTTAGCTGATTTCCTAAAACAGTATTATATTTCTCAAGAGTATCAAGGTGGTGCCATAGACATCGCTGAAAACCTTGTTGAGTACAAGAGTTTAGATTTTTTAAACACCGAAAATCTTATTGGTTTTACATCACTAAGTCAATATACTAGAGCAAACGACGACACGATATACGTTGACTCTACAGATGGATGGCCAAATCAATTTGGTTTATTGAAGATTGATAATGAAGTTATTACGTACACAGGTATTGGTTCTACGTCATTTGAGGGATGTGTAAGAGGTTTCAGTGGCATAGAAAATAATAATAAAACTAATCAACCAGAATATCTAACATTTACCAATAGTGGAGTAGCAACTCACGGTGTGGACACTAGAGTTCACAACCTAAGTAACGTATTTCTACAAGAGTTTCTAAAGAAACTAAAAAAACAAGTATTGTCAGGGTTTGCAGAAAGAAAATTAGATGAGAATTTAGATCAATCAAACTTTATTAGACAATCAAAAGATTTCTACAAGTCAAAAGGTACTGAGGAAGCATTCAAGATATTATTTGGTGCATTGTATGGTGAAAAGGTTGAGATGATTCAACCATCAAAATATATCATAAGTCCGTCAGATGCAGATTATAGGGTAAACGAAGTTCTTATATGTGAATTGATTGATGGTAATCCACTCAAAATAACAGGTGAAAGTATCATACAAAAGACCAGACCATTAGAAACAAGTGGTTCAATTACAGGTGTGGAGAAAGCGGTATTTGGAAATAAATCATATTATAAAATTGCTTTATCAAAAGGCACTATCATAGGTAAGTTTCAACAGATTGGTAAAACATTCATAACAAGGTCAGCACCTGTTGGATCCACTGTAATTGATGTAGATTCTACAGTCGGATTTGGTGCTACAGGGTTCATAGAGTTTGAAGATAGAAAAATATCATATCTTGGTAAATCACTCACACAATTTACAGGTATATCGACTCTTACATCGCCATGTGGTATAGGATCTACAGTAAGATCTGGTCTTGTTGCTACATCATATGAGAATGGTGATCTTGGACTTCCAGTTAGATTCAATGTGTTAGGTGTGCTCAATAAATTCGTTGGTTCTGCAATCAATCAACAAGAAGATTCTGAGGTGAATATAAAACATCTCGGAAGAATAGAAAATGATTTGAGATACACCACATGGATCTATAACACAGCATCCACATACGCTATCGAAAGGTATACACTCAAGAGCACAAACAGTTACAATTTCAAACTTGCATCATCAAACTTCTCTCTCTACGTCGGTGATCAAATAGAGGTTATAGATCAAACTGATCCAGATAATAAGTTAGATGGTACTATAACTTTTGTATTTGATAAAAACCAAAGTGACTCTATATCAGTCAGTGTTCCTACTCTTGATACTACAAAGAGATATAAGATAAGAAGAAAATTAAAAATACAGAAAGATAGAACAGCTGACGTACAGAACACATACAATGATGGATTTGCTGTACATGTTGCGTCAAATAGTTTACCTCACTGGACTATTGATCCACAAAAAAGAATTAGACCATTCACTAATGCAGGTGTCAATACAACTACAGTTGAGATAAATGTACCAGATCATGATTTTTATGATGGTGATCTGGTAGCATACTCTTCCTCAGGGATAGGCACTCTAACTAACTTGAATGACGGTGAGTCATATTATGTCAAGAGGGTTGATAGTAACACTGTAAAATTAGCATTCACGGGAGAGAACGTAAGAAGAGGTCAGTTCATAACTGCATTCATAGGTAATGATATAGGAACATTAACGTCACATACACTTACACCAGACTCACTTTTTGGCACAGATCTCGGTGCACAAAAAATAGTAAGAAAATTTGGTGTCCCTGAATATGGTGATGTAAAGGATAAGACGGTGCAAGGTGGTGTTGGTTTATTTGCTAATGGTGTAGAAGCATATTCATACAAATCATCTGACATCGTATATTTCGGACCTTTACAAGGTGTAGAGGTATTGAACACAGGTTCTGGGTTTGATGTTGTAAATAGACCTAAGTTGACAGTCACACAAGACGGGCATGCAGGTACAGCAGCGTCTGTAATAGCACAAGTAGAAGGAGTTTTAGAAGAGATTCTTGTTGACACTGAAGGTTTTGACTACGAAGAGATACCCACAGTAAAAGTTATTGGTGGTAATAATAATACAGCCATAGCAAAAGCAAAGATGAAATTTGTCAATCAAACTGTAGAGTTTGATTCAACATCTACAGGTGGTGTTGTAAATACCGCTACAGATAGGTTTGTATTTTCCTCACCTCACGGATTCAAACATGGTGAGGAGATTATATATCAAACTAATGGTAGCACAGGCATAGGTATCGGTATTACACCAGGTGTTCTGGTAGACACAGCACCTTACTTTGTTGTAAAAATAGACGATTTTCAATTACACATTTCTGTGTCAAAAACAAAAGCACTAGCTGGTATTGGCACAATCGATCTTACCACAAATGGTGGTGGGTTACAAAGTTTCAAATCAACTTCAAGAAGACAAAAAGTTGACAAAGTTTTAGTAGAGGATGTAGGTTTATTTAAGAATAGAGAGGTGCACACTAGCTCTGGTATCAATACATTTGTTGATACAATCGTGATTCCCTCTCATGGATTTAATAATTCAGAAATAATCAAGTACACATCTACTGAGTCTGCCATAGGTGGTCTTACAAATGGTGGTGAATATTTTGTTGAAAAGATAGATGATGATAGTTTTAGATTATCTGACAACAAGGAATTACTGACGTTCATAAGTTTGAATGATAATGGATTGGGAACTCATGTATTTCAAGATCCTCCAATATCAGTGGACATTAGTGGTAGACAAGGTATATCAACAATCAACGCAACTGCCACACCGATAATAAGAGGAAATATTACTGCGGTGCATGTGAGTCAAAAAGGAAGTGATTTTGGATCTACAGTTATAAATGACAATTTTAAACCAGTCATAGAACCCATTGTTGGTAAAAATGCATTCTTACAACCATTCATTGTAAATGGAGGTATAGATCAAATTATAATCAAAGATGGTGGTGAAAACTTCTTTAGTGCAGATATTATTATAGATGGTGATGGCACAGGATGTAAAGCAAAAGCAAATATAACAGATGGCACCATAACAAGCATTGATATTATAACAAAGGGTGCTGGATACACTCAAGCAAAAACAACCGCCACAGCAAAAACACCAGGCCAAGGTGCTATCTTCTCTAGTGAAGTCAAAAAATGGACTATCAACCAAGTAGAAAGATATGCTAAGTTTGGAGATGTAAAAGATGACGACGGATTCCTAGAAACACCAAGAGATTTTGATTTAGGTAATCCTTATGTAAACTATTATGTGCCTCGTAATCTTAGAAATTTTTTAGGTGATTTAGGACAAGATCACTCACCGATCCTTGGTTGGGCATATGATGGTAATCCAATATACGGACCTTACGCTATTGTAGATGGTAAGAAAAAATATATTGAATCAAGTTATCGTAAGTTAGCGAGTTCTAGAGTTGACGGACCTAATATCAATATTTACCCTGCTGGTTTCTTTGTAGAAGATTTTACTTATGTGGAGGGCACTGGTGATCTTGATGAACACAATGGTAGATTCGCACCCACTCCTGAATATCCAAATGGTGTATATGCATACTATACCACAGTCGATGGTATTGAGGTAAACAACCCAAATAGTCCTTTCAATAACGCCAGAACACCAGTATTCCCATATATTGTAGGTGACACTTATAATTCCAAATTACAGACATTCAATAATTCATATGATTCCAATCAAGATTTAGATCTTCCTTCACTGGGTTTGGTAAGAAATACTGAACCATACAATATATCTGAGTATGAGTATGTCGCACAAGCAAACAAAAATACACTTATAAATTCTAAAATCACTCAAACTAAGAGTGGTTTGATTGATAGAATTGACATAGTAACCTCTGGTAAAGATTATAACGTTGGTGACAAATTATTTTTTGATAATAGTCTGACGGGTGGATTTGGTGCCATAGGTAAAATCAACTTTGTTGAAGGTCCTGATATAACAAATATAACATCATCAATCACCGAGATAGAAGATATAGTTTTAGTTACTAATGCAGGTGGTGTCACGGGTATACACACAGGACCTATCGCAGTTGCTGATAATTCCTTTGTAGAAATAATAGGCATATCAACAAGCACTCACTCAAACCTCGCTGTGCGTAATGCAAAAATTGACCTTAAAGAAGTGAGCACAGGTCTTGGCGTATCAATGGCAAGTGTAAACAATACAGGTCTTACCACAAGTGTGCTTATCTCGGATTGGATACCTGATGTGATCAGAGGGTACAAATTCAAAATAAATGACATTTTACAGATTGATAATGAACAGTTGAAGATAATAAATTTTGACGTAAAAAATAACAGGCTGGAAT